ATGCTTATGAGTCATGGGATCATAAAGAACGACTTGCCCAGGTATTTCAAACTTGGTTAGGTGCCGAGGACAGTATTTTTGTTCAAAAAATAGCCGTCATGTTCTTTGTTGGGGCGGTTTCTAAGGTTTTTAATCCCTGGGTTAAATTTGACTACACGCTCGATTTGGTCGGTGGCCAAGGGGCGGGGAAGACCACTTTCTTACAAAAAATAGCCGTTGATTGGTACACGGATTCAGCTAAAGATTTTATGGATAAAGATAACTATGAGATCATGCTAAAATCTCTGATTGTCAACGATGATGAGATGGTCGCGTCCAGAAAGACTACTTTTGATGAGTTAAAAGCGTTCGTGACTAAAACAGAACTTTCTTTCCGTAGATCCTACGGTCGCAGGGCCGAAAAATTTCCTAAAAACTTTGTTATCGCAAGGACCAGTAATAAAATCGAGTACCTGGGAGACAAGACTGGTGAACGGCGCTTTCTGCCTGTGCTGGTAGATGCAGGCCAACAGTTTGTCAAGCCATTTGATATGACAGATCATGATGTGCTCCAGCTTTGGGGTGAAGCAGTCGCTATTTACAAAAAAGGATTTATCCTTACCTTTGATGATGAGTTTGAAAATGAGCTTGCGGTCTATAAGGAGCGCTTCACTTATAAAGATGAAGCTGAATCACAGGTATACGACTATCTTGAAATGCTGGTTCCAGAAGAATGGGAAGATTTCTCAGTCACTCAGCAGCATCAATATACCTGGTTCTATTTCAATGATGGCAGCTATCGCAATGATTCCGGCCTGATATATGAAGGTGTGAAGCTTCAATCGAGTGTGTCTGCCAAACAGATATTAAAGAATGTTTTTGACATTGATAGTGCGAGAGGTGAAAAGATTGCTAGGAAAATCAAGTTGATTATGGACAACAATCAGGATTGGGAATACAAAATAAAGAAGGTTAAAGGTAAGACACTACGTGCATATTTTAGAAAAAATATACAAACAGAAGTGATGTAACCTTAGTGAAAATGATGTAACCTTTTAGGCAAAAAACGGTCAAAAATCGTGTTTCGGTTACATCAGGTTACATCATTGATGTAACCGCAGGAAAACCCAGTTATATCAAGGGTTTGAGTGCTGTTTTTGATAAAATTTTAAAAAAAGTGATGTAACCCTCCTAAACCGTTGATACTACTGCTGTTTTGGGGTGTCTATTAGTAAGGTTACATCATTTATATAAAATATTTAATAAGTAAAAATAGCAAGTGCTATAAACGTTGATATAACAGCATTCTTGTTTTTTATAAAATATGTTTTTTGAAAAGTGATGTAACCTGTAACCGTATGAAAAACATTCACAAAATAAGCATATTCTTTAATAAATAAAGGAGAGAAAATGTCATACACAGTAACACTATATTTTGACAACATGGTAGATGAAACCCACTTTTTTAAGAAAGAGGGAGACGCTGCTAAATGTAAGGCTCAACTAGAGAGCAAGTATCGAGGGAATCGAATGTATAAAGTTAAAATGCAGGAGTTGGAAGATGAAAGTACAGCGATTAATTGATAAATTTGAAGAACGAAAAACAACAATTGGCAATTTTCAAGGTTATGCAGTTTGGTGGGAAGATGTTAAAGAAATCTTTGAACAACTAGACGAACTGCAACCAGTCAAGGTTCCGCAGTTTGTGACTGATTGGATAACGCATTCAAGAAATACAGGATGTTCTCTATTTGGAGCAATGAGTATTTTTGAAGAAAATATTGAGATTAAAAAGTGGATGCAATGGTCAGAGAATCAAGAACTCTTCGCTCGTGCATGGCTTGACGGCTGCGAGGTCGAGAAAGAGAAGCGGTATTATGTGAAGATTACAGCTGCAGAACAGTATCTTGTAAGAGTTGAAGATGAGAATTTCTTGGGATTCTTACAAAGTAGATTAAGGTCTAAATTCACCCGAAAACAACTAGAAGATGCAGGCTTCGGTTGGGTGTTCGATTGCCCAGGGATTGAGATTGAGGAGGTGGAGTGATGGATGAGCAAAACATTTTAGAGACACAATTGATTTTAGGTAAGCAAGTTTTAGAGATTGTCTTGGATTTGCTAAAAAACGACTCAAAAGCAGGGGTAGTTTTGCCCTTAAATATAAATGATCATGATTTTACTATCACGATTGAAAAGGAGGTCACAGATTGAAACGATTCATAGCTATCTGGATTCTGCTATCTGCTGGACTAAACATCTGGCAGATGGACAGGATTCGAGATTTGGAAGAGAAACGCCCGATGGTTATCTACAAGGCAGATAATCAAGGCGCTGAGATATTTGGTAAGGTCGTCGAGAAAGGACGGCATGGGAAGTTGTATACAGTGACTATCAGAGATTATGGAATTTTCGTAGTCACTAGAGAACAGTTTGAGAAGATAAAGGTAGGGGATGAGGTGATGTTGTGAACACACTAGACAATGTAAAACAATGGTTTATTGATCGTGACCTTGAAAACGGTGGACGACTAGACAAGCAGTCTTTGAAACTCAGCGAAGAGTTTGGCGAACTATGCGCAGGCTATCTCAAGAAGAATGAGCAACTGACCAAGGATAGTATCGGAGATTGTGCAGTCGTGATTGTCGGGCTGGCCTTGCTGATTAAGGTAGACGTGCAGGAGATTTTTAAATCATCGGGAAATGATAGAGATGTAATGACATGTTTTGGTTTTTTAAATAAAAATATAAGCGAATTTCAATTATATTATGATTACTTTGCTAAGGAAGTTCGTAAATCAAGCTTGATACGTACAGTAATCTGGTTAAAATCAATCAGCAATATTCTCGGTTATGATTTTGAAGAATGTTTTGAACTGGCATACCAAGAAATCAAAGACCGAAAAGGTCGTTGGATTTACGGCTCGTTTGTGGAAGAGGAGGATTTGGGATGATACCGAAGTTTAGAGCGTGGATAAAAACAGAAAAACGTATGATTGAAACAGATGACCTTCTTGATATTGACTACGAAAACAAAGAAATAGTGACACAACAAGTTTATTTTGAGAATGGTTTACCAGACGATAGAGACATCTATTGTTATGATTTTGACGAAATCGAACTCATGCAATCAACAGGCCTCAAAGACAAGAACGGCAAGGAAATATTTGAGGGCGACATAGTCAAAATGGCCAAAGATGTCTATTCTGAACCGACTTATTACGAAGTTGTAAGGCACCGAGGCGGAGCATATCGTCTTGAATCCAAACAACACGGATGTGAATTGTGGCTACGACATGCTGATTGTGAAATTGTGGGGAATGTATATGAGAACCCTGAGCTTTTGGAGGATAAATAATGAACCCAGAAATAATTGACAAAATAAACAAACCACATCACTACCAAGATAGATACGGAAAAGAATAGAATAAAAAAGCCAAGACACTCTCTGTCTCAGCTAAATTCCTATTAAGATTATTATACCACAAAGGAGATAGAGAGTGAATAAGGCTAAAGAACTATTGAAAGAATTACAAGACCTTGACATGGACATCCAAAGCCGTATAGATGAAATCAATGAGCTTGAGGCAGGTTTGCTCTCAAGTCCTAAATGGTCAGATGTCAAAGTCCAAGGCGGACAGGCTAGAAAAGTTGATGATGTCTATACTCAGCTGATAGTGATGAAAGAGGCTATAGAGCAGGATACTAAAGTGGTCATTAACAGAAAACTTGAATTAGGTCGAATGATCAATAAGCTTAAAAATCCAAAGCACAGGGCGGTATTAAGAATGACTTACATCAACAAAGGCACTGCTGATAGCGTTTGTTATGATTTGAAGATGAGTCGTACAACCTATTACAGGTTAAAAAATGAGGCGGTCTTAGCTTTGGAAGAAGTCATCTAACCTCATAGTGAGCTTATGGGACTTTTTGGAACAGCACGGTTCTAAAAATCTGTTAGAATGGTATTGTCAATAATCAGATATAGAGGTCTCAGAATTTGGTAGATGGTTACCTGAAATCAGGGTGTCGTAAAGGCGTTGAGGGTTCGAGTCCCTCCCTCTATTTCATTCATTGACGTCTCCTTTATATTTTTCATTTTATTTCTGAGGCTTCGGCCTCGTTTTGGCGGTGACAGGTAAGTGGTTTTTCTCCTATGTTTCCTTCGGTTCGATTCCGGGCATCGCCGTTAAAGACTACAAAAAATAAAGCAGGAAATTTATTTCCAATTAACACGCAAGGTAGTAGTCGCCTTGTGGTAAGGACATAGCTCAAGTGGTAGAGCGGTAGGTTTTCACCCTATTGGTTGCAGGTTCAAGTCCTGCTGTTCTTATGAGAGGTCTTAAAAAGGTCGCACATTGTGTGGCTTTTTTTGATTATTCAAAAGGTGGTGATGGAAAATGAACGATAAACAGAAACACTTCGCTGATGAGTACATCATCAGTAGAAACGCAACACAATCCGCTATTAAGGTAGGGTACTCAGAGAAAACGGCATATAGCATAGGGCAAAGATTGTTGAAAAATGTTGAGATTTCTGAATACATTAAAAAACGTACAGAAGAACTTTTTGACGAACGTTCGATGTCAATCGTAGAAGCCTTGGCAATCTCTGCTAGTATTGCTAGAGGGGAAACTCAACAAGGATATTCTAAAAAAACTGTAAAGACTGCTGAAGGCGTGGAGGTATCGGAAACGACTTATGAATTTACTCCGACGATTGAAGAAAGACAACGCTCTCTAGACCACATATTCAAAGTGAATGGAGCATATTTAGAGAGAAAAGAAATCGAGATGTCTTCAGCTGTCCAGTTCGTTGATGATATAGGAGTTAGTGATGAAACGTAAAATGAGTGAATTTATTCCTAAGGCTTTTTATTCTATGTGGCGTGCAGCATTCGACCCTAAAATCTTACATGTGGTTGAAAAGGGAGGGCGTGGTTCTGGCAAGTCTAGCGACCTCGGGCACACGATCATTCAACTGATTATGCGCTATCCAGTTAATGCTGTGTGTATTCGTAAGACAGATAACACACTAGAACAATCGGTTTACGAGCAATTGAAATGGGCGATTAGTGAGCAAGGGGTTAGCCATTTATTTAAGATTAATAAATCCCCTTTGAAGATAACCTATATCCCAAGAGGAAACTATATTATCTTCCGTGGTGCACAAGATCCAGAGCGTATCAAATCCTTGAAAGACAGTCGTTTTCCGTTTGCGATTGGCTGGATTGAGGAGTTAGCTGAGTTTAAAACCGAAGATGAAGTAAAGACAATCACCAACTCACTTCTACGTGGAGAATTGGCTGATGGTCTTTTTTATAAGTTTTTTTACTCTTACAACCCACCGAAAAGAAAACAGTCTTGGGTAAATAAGAAATACGAGAGCGTCATACAACCTCCTAATACCCACGTACACCATTCGACTTACTTGGATAACCCATATATATCCCAAGCCTTTATAGAAGAAGCAGAAGCCACGAGAGAGCGTTCAGAAAAGCGTTACCGTTGGGAGTATCTGGGCGAGGCTATTGGTTCGGGTGTAGCACCGTTTGAAAATCTGGTATTTCGTAAGATTACAGACGAGGAGATAGCAAGGTTCGATAACATCCGACAAGGTAACGACTTTGGTTATGCCAACGACCCTCTGGCCTTTGTAAGATGGCATTACGACAAGAAGAAACGAGTTATCTATGCTATCGATGAAATTTACGGTGTGAAGATTAGCAACCGTGAGTTGGCTGACAGAATCCGTGAGAAAGGCTATCAATCTCAGATGATAACCTGTGATAGCGCAGAACCTAAGTCAATTGATGAGTTAAAACTGCAGTTGAATATTCCGCTTGTTCAAGGGGCTAAGAAAGGTCCTGATAGTCGCGAATATGGAGAACGCTGGTTGGATGATTTGGATGCGATTGTGATAGATCCAGAACGCACACCAAATATTGCAAGAGAGTTCGAAAGCGCCGACTATGCAGTAGACCGTGATGGAAATCCCAAGCCTAAACTTGAAGAAGTAAATGACCACACAATTGACGCTACTAGATATGCGTTTGAAGACGATATGAGACAACCAGGAATATCATTCTGGTAAGAGAAGGAGAAATGTTGAGTAATTGGTTTAAATGGTTAATCAGGCGATTGCTGATTAAGAATACAACCCAAAATGAAATACTAGAGATTGAGATAAGAGAACATCAGAATTCTGAAAAAGTAAGCACGATGAAAGAGGCTTACGACTACTATCGAAATCGTACGGATATCCGAAAGAAAAAAGTAGATGTAGACTGGCGGACGAACTCAAGGATTGAATTAGGTTTATTTAAGAAACTGGTAGACCAGAAGGTCGGTTATCTGTTTTCTAAACAACCGACAATCTCTCTTGAGGGAGAAAAATCACAAGACTTTTTAGACAGCGTGTTTGACGAGGACCTTTTATCTACGATTAAGTCACTCGGTAAGGAAGCGGTGATGAAAGGAATAGCTTACGGCTTGCCTTATTACGACGAGAATGGCCGTCTACGCTTGTTTAAAATCCCGAGTGAACAGATTATCCCTTTTTGGAAAGACGAGCGTCATTTGGAACTATCTGCCTTTGTACGTGTCTACAAACAAGCAGTCTACGAAAGCGGAGTGAAGAAGACTAAAACCTTTGTAGAATACTACGACGAACAAGGAATTACAGATTATATCTGGACAGGTTCACACCTTGAACTCAATCCATTATCTAAGGAGACCAAGGGGAATTTTTATTACGTCAACGCAGATGGAACACGGATTCCTTACACTTGGGAGAAAGTTCCTCTGATTCCATTCCGCTATAACGAGTATGAGGATGGTCTTTTAGTTCAAACCAAGTCTCTGATTGATAATATTCAACTTCAAATGTCTACTAATGCTGATATGTTGGCAGATATGCCGAAGCTGATTTATGTTTTGAAAAACTATCAGGGCGCAGACTTGGGCGAGTTCATGAATAATCTGAATAAGTTCCGCTCTATCAAGGTTTCTAGCGATGGAGGTGTGGATACCCTACAAGCAGACAATGATACTAGCGGAGTTGAAGCAGATATCGAACGCTCTCGTAAGTTCTTGTATGAGGCCGCACGAGCTATTGATACCCAAGATGATAATCTAGGCAATGCAAGTGGTCAGGCTCTTAAATGGCGCTATACAGACCTTGATTTGGACTGTAACGAGCTAGAAAATGAGTTCCAAAAAGGTATCAAGCAATTCCTTTGGTTTGTAGAACAGTATGCAACTAACAAAGGAGTAGCGTTTGATTCATCTAAATTTACTTATGTCTTTAACCGTGACATCATTTCAAACGAGTCTGAAGCGATTCAAGACTGTGTGAACTCAATCGGTATCTTAGACGACCTAAGCATTCGTGAACAACATCCATGGTATCAACCAGAGGTTGAGGAACGATTGAAAGAACAACAGGAACAAGGACAAGATCCATACTCTCAGACTAATTTCAAAAAGGTAGAGGATGACCATGACGACCAAGGACAAGAAAAAGATAGATGAGTACTGGACTGAGCGAGCTTTACAACAGGAGCACAACGCTCAGATAGTAGCTGATAGGTACATGGCACAGATTGGCCAATCTTTGGCAGACTATAAACATCAGCTGGTTTCTGAGATTGAGAAGTTTTATGCCAGGTATGCAGTTGATAACAAGATGACCCATGCAGAGGCTAAGCAATATCTGACGGATAAAGAGCGCAGAGAGTTTAAGCATGTAACCCTTGAAAGGTTCCGTGAGATGGCTTTAAATCCTGACACACCGACACCTTTGTTGGACGCCTTGAGCTATCGCCATCGTATCAGTCGCAAGGAGGCTTTGCTTGCTGAAATTGAGCGTCTAACAGCTGAACTATATGGAAAGCCAGACGGCATACATGACAAGGTCACAGAGGCTCTGAGTGACGTCTACATCAAAGGTAAAATCCATCAAGCTAAAAACTTGGCTCATTTTGGAATCATAGAGAAACCGATATTAGGTGTAGATGCAGTTAAGCATAAGATGGCTAGTAACTGGAGCGGTAAAACATTCTCAACAAATGTGTGGGGACATGATACCGCAGTTTATAAATCTATCAGTGATACAATCAATAAAGGCCTAACAGGTGGCTGGTCTGTTGATAGAATGGCTAGAGCTCTTTCTGAGCGTACAGGAGTCGCCTATCATCGAGCAGATACGCTTGTCAGGACTGAGACGACCTTTTATAATAACCTCGCGACGCTAGATACTATCAAGGAATTAGGTGGCGACCACTACGAAATCGTAGCGGTCTTAGACAGTCGTACAAGTGAGATTTGTCAGTCAGAAAATCATAAGGTTTATTCTGTCAAGGAATACGAACCAGGTCGAACCGCACCGCCATTTCATGTCCGTTGCCGTTCTACTATCAGACCTGCAGTCAAATCTGATAAGAAAGGCAAGACTGATAAGGCTGATAGAGCTGAAGAAGCAGAACAGATTAGTCCATATCTCGACATATTACTAAATAACGCCCCTGTAAAAATGGCAAAAGAGAAACGTTCCCTGGATGAAATCTTTGCAGGTTGGGAGCGTGAAGGGGAAGCTGTTCTTAGGGGTGTTAAGGCATCTGAGGTTGTGTCTGACCTGAAACCAAATGAAATAGATGACTTCTTCAGAAAGCAAAAATCTTATCAGAAGTGGTTGAAGAATCTATCTAGTTATGAAGTGGAGTCTATCCATGAATATACAACAGCGATGTACGAGGATTACAACCATGTATTGAGAGAAGGAAAACAAGAATTTCTTGATAAAATCACCGGTGGAAACTCACAAAAATTAAGTGACGAGACTAGAAAATGGTATAATGATATTGAGAGAAAAGCCGAGCAGGTTGTTTCAGCTATCTCGACATATAAAACAGAAAAAACATTTAAAACTTATCGATTGTTTAATCAATCAGAAGACATTTTTTTAGAAAATGCTGTTGGTAAAACACTGGTGATTGATAAAGGATTGATGAGTACTAGTCTTGATAAATCTGTTATAGAGGATTTTGGAGGTGGAGATGTTGAAATTCAATTGAATATACTCATCAAAAAAGGTCAATCTGTTGGTGCGTATGTCAGTGAATTGAGTAGTCATACAGATGAGAAAGAGTTCATAATTAAACCAAATACAAGGTTCAAGGTTCTATCTGAAACGGTGCAAGAGATGGCTTTTGACACTAAACGAAGGATTATTGAAGTGGAGGTAGTGGATTGAAAGCAAAGTATTTAGAATATATCTTGTTTGAACCCTTAAAAAAAGCGACAGCTGAACAAGTTGCTTTTTTAGGGAACGCAATTTTCTTTAGTCAAGCATTTTTAGAGAAAAATCATCCACAAATATTGGAGGAGTTTTCAAAAGATTACCCGCCAGTTTTTACAAGCGAACGCTCTAAAAGATGGATTCATCGTTTTAGGAATAATTTCTACAATTCCAGTAGATCAAGCAATGACACTCCACTTGATGAATTTATTGTCAGAGCAAAGAGAAATATGCCTGACTACGCACGTAAAGAATATGAAGAATATCTATCAACAAGCACCTAGAGAAATCTAAGTGCTTTTTTCGTGCTCAGAAAGGAGCTAGAAATGAAATACCGTAAAAAACCAGTAGTGGTTGAAGCTGTGCAGTTTTTAGATACAGAAGAAGCTATAGATGAGCTATGCGATTTTGGACTAGACCCAGTACGGATTGACTACGCTGATTTAAGCAATCCTCTTTTAAAAATCGAAACGCTTGAAGGATTGATGATTGCGACAGAAGGGGATTACATTATTAAAGGAGTTCAGGGCGAGTACTATCCATGCAAACCTGACATTTTTAAAGAAACATACGAAAAAGTAGAGGAGTAAAGACATGTTTATATGGGATTGGGTATCAACTTTACTAGGTTGGATTATATTTTTTGCATTAATTTTGTTCGTAATAATTAAATTATTCGAAGTAATCTCAGCAGTAATTTCAACTCTAAAAGTCGGAATTGAATTCAGAAAGAAACTGAAACAATTGAAAAATAAATAACTTAACCGCATCGAAATCGAGGCGGTTTTCTTATGCACTAACCGTATGGAATCCCGTACGGTTAAATTTATATGTTGGAGGTCTTACCTTGAGGAAGTATACAAAAATAGCACTAACAATTGCTGTAACCGTCATTACAACAAAGCTAGTGCTACACATAGAAGAACAGCGAAAAATTAGAGGCTTACATAATCGAATTGCTAAATTAGTTCAAATCGACTAGTGTCTTTCGCCCTGAGCATGGCGTTAAAAGGCTTTTCTACTTTACCAAAATGTCGTGGTCGTTGCCACGTTAAACAAACGTACAGGAGGAAAAGAAATGAATCGTAAATTTTTGGAACAGTTAGGATTGACTGAAGAACAAGTTGAAGCAGTTATGTCTGAACACGGGAAATCAACACAGGACCTACAAGCAAAGGTGTCTGCTGCAGAAGATAATGCCAAGGGTTTGCAAGAGCAGTTGGAAGAGCGTGATAAGGACATGAAACAACTCAAGAAAGACGCTGAGGGCAATGCTGACTTACAACAAAAATACTCAGACTTGGACAGCAAGTACAAGACACAACAGAAGGAACATGAACAACAACTCAAGACAATACAGTTAGACCATGCTATTGAAATGCACTTGAGTGGTAAGGTTCACGACGCTGGAATAGTGTCTGGTCTACTAGACAAGTCTAAATTGGGATTAGGTGACAACGGAGCGGTGACTGGATTAGATGAACAGTTGACGGCTCTGAAGGAATCTAAAGGCTTTTTATTTGCTCCAGAAAAGGCTGTAGAACCACATATCGCTGGTGCTAAGCCACAAGGGGCGACACAAGAAGAAACAGTTGCTAACGATTTGACAACGCAGATGATTAATGCGTTTACGTCGGATTTATAATCAAAAATAGAAAAGAGGAACAGATATGCCAGCAACATTGAACTATGCACAATCTTATCAACAAGGTTTGCAAAAACGCTACAGTGAAAACGGACTGTTATTCACTCAAAAACTATGGAATTCTCCATCGAACACACTTTTGAAGTTCACAGGAGCTAAAGAAGTAAAAGTACCACGTCTTTTGATTAAAGAAGGGCGTAAAGACCGTACACGTCGTACAATTACTGATATTGACGCTAACTATGAAAACCAATGGGAAACATACACATTGACTAATGAGCGTTACTGGTCAACACTAGTAGACCCATCAGATGTTGATGAAACTAACTATGTTACTTCAATTGCTAACATTACTAAAACATTCAACGATACTGAAAAAGTTCCAGAAATGGATAAATTCATGGTATCTAAATTGTTCTCTCGTAAGAAAGCACTTGATACAGAAAGTAAACAAATTAAGTCATTGAATTTGACTGAGGAAAACTTCCTTGCAACCTTCGATGAGCTGATGGAACAAATGGATGAAGCTGGAGTACCAGCAGAAGGTCGTGTTATTTTCTGTACACCAGCTGTCAAACGTATGATCAAGAACATCAAGCAATTTGGTCGTACAGTTAATATCCACGGTCAAGGCACAGTGATTGACCGTTCAGTTGGTCGTTTGGATGATGTGACGATTGAGACAGCTATTCCATCTGACCGCATGAAGACCTTGTACAACTTTACAACAGGCGCTAAAGTTGATCCAACTGCCAAACAAATCCACTTCTTCTTGATTCACATTCCGTGTATGGCGGCGCCACAAAAGTATGACTTTGTGGGTCTTGATGCACCAAGTGCTGCTTCAAGTGGTAACTATAGATACTACGAACAATCTTACGATGATGTATTGCTATTCCAGACTAAACATGAAGGTCTAGCCTTTGTCGTCGCACCTTAAAGAAGGAGGATAGAAAATGTTAACAGTAAAGAAAGACAATCGTGTGTTGAATATCGACGAACTAGAAAAAGTAACCTTCTTGGAAGATGGTTACGATGTGGTTGAAATCAAAGATGGTGAGTATGTAGTTGTAGAGCCAGCGACTAACGGACGTACTTACACTATTCAAGAGTACAAAGCAGTAGTTGCTGAACGTGATAAGGCTCTAGCTGAACGTGATAAGGCTCTAGCTGAACGTGACCAAGCTCTAGCTGAACGTGACCAAGCTCTAGCAGAGCTTGACAAATTAGCTAAAAAATCCGCTAAGGACGATAAGTAGAAAGAGAGGTTCTGCTGATGGAAAAGATGACATTTGAAGAAATCCAAAAGCATAACAAAGATGCTAGACAAGCCTTGATTGACTTGTATGAACAACGTTATTCATGCTATCCAGAAGAGTTAGTAGTCGATGAAGTCATGCAGAACATTCTTAACTACTGCAATCGTGAGGATTTTCCTTTAGAGTTGCGATTTGTGGCCATTCAGATGGTTTATGTTGTTTGTAATCCTGACCAAGCTGTCCAAGGCAAGAATATCTCCGTTGGAGATACTCGTGTCGAATTGGGGAAGTCAGACCTTGCTAGACGGGCCGAAAGTGTCTTATTAGACTTTACCAGTCAACTACAGCGGTTCAGAAAGTTGAGGTGGTAGGATGAATATCAATGATGTCCTATCTCGGGCAACACCAAGCATTGAATGGACCTATGATAAAAAGATGGATGTGTTTGCTACTGTCGAGGGGACGAAGCCCAACGGAGCTGATTTTGTAGAATTCAAAGAAATCCACAAGAAGGTTCCTTGCCGTGTCTCTGTTCGTAACTTAGTGAATACTGAGCAGAACGAAGCACATCAACTCAAGACAGAACACAAGATTTTTTGTTCGCCTAAATTCGCTATAAAAGCTGGTAGCAAATTAGTAGTAGATGGTGTGCAATACCTGACCAGTGAAGATCCAATGGTTTATGTTACACATCAAGAAATTGTGGTGAGACGACATGAGTGGTTATGATGATAGTGATGTTCAAGAGTTCTTGAAGCGACTTGAACGAGCTCAGGCAATCATTGATTCTGAGTTTATGCAGGCTGCTAAAGATATCGGTCTAGCCTTTTTGAAAGAGGTTAAGGAACGAACACCAAAGGGCCAAACAGGTAAGCTAAATCAATCCTGGAAGATGGAAGTGACCAAGAACGGGAACGTGTACGAGGTTATCGCATTCAACCCTATGGAATATGCTTCTTTTGTCGAAAGCGGACACCGCCAACAAGTAGGGCGTTATGTCCCTGCCATTGGCAAGCGCTTGGTCAATCCTTGGGTAGAAGGGCGCTTCATGATGAGGCTGACAGAGGAACAAATTAAACAGAAAATCCCACAAATCACGCAACAAATCGAAGAGAGGCTAAAGGAGGAATTAGGTGGATTATAGTATTAGACCACTCGTCATTAAGCAACTCAAAGATGTGTTTGGGTGCAAGGTGTATGATGAACAAATCCAGCAAGGATTGAAAACGCCTTGTTTTATTGTAGATGTGAAACCTGTGACTCGGAAGCGGTTGGCAAACCAAAACGATAAGCAGGTTTTTATTGTCTTGCTGCATTACTACACCGAAAAAACAACAGACTTATATCAAAAGTTTGAAGAGATTGAAATGGTGTTTAATTCGCCTTCTTTTCGTTATTTGGGGGATAAGTACCCTATCAATGATTTGAAGGTGGAATACAATGCGAATGACTTGATATGCACGTTCACAATCACTCGATACGTTCGATGGGTTGAAGAAGAACCGACAATGCAAATATTAGAAAGGATAGGTGAAACTTCTCATGGAAATGAATGAAGAAGTAGGTTATGTGACCGAACCGGTGGTACCAACCACTGAAGATAAATTTGGCAAAGAGGCATTACTCAAGTATTTTGAAGATGATGCAACTTTGTTAAACATTTTGCTGGAAGATGACCAGTCATACTCGCTAGCAGAAGTAAGACGTATTTTAGAAGACTGGAGAAAGGGTGTGGCTAACTAATGGCACAATGGACAGTACAGAATAAACGAGTTCCAAAGGCCTACATCAATTTCGTATCAAGAGATGATGTGATTATTCCTTTGGAAGACAATACGATTGCAGCAGTCATGATTGCTGGATCTTGGGGAGAGCCTGGTGCTTTCACACTTGTTGATGGTACAAGCAACTTCCGTCGCCTATTTGGTAAACCGATTGACGAACTTCTTCCAATCCGTGAAGCCTTGAAAGGAACCGGTAAGGTCCTTGTCTATAATGGTGTGAACAACACTGGGGTACAGGCAACGAAAACAGAAAATGATATGGTCGTTACAGCTAAATACAAAGGATTAGCTGGTAATAATATCCATGTTATCTTCAAAAAACAAGTCGAGACTGGTTTTGAGGTAACAACCGTTTTCTTTGGAAAAGAAGTTGATAAACAAATCATCACGGCCTTGCCATTTAAGAATGACTATGTGAATGTAACGGGTACTCTAACAACAGAAGATAAAACAATCTTGCTTGAAGGTGGTACTGATGGTGCTACAACTAATTCAGAAGTTGAGGATTTCCTCAATGCACTCGATACTCAAGACTTCCGTGTCTTGGCTCTGGGGACAGATGAAAGTGCAACAAAAGCACTTGTTACGGCTCATATCAAGAAATGGCGTGACGCTGGTCGTTCAGTCATTGCAGTCTTGAATGATTACACGGATGCTGACGATGAAGGTGTTGTATCAGTGGGTAACGGAGTTACATTAAGTGATGGTACGAAACTAAGCGCTAAGGACTGTGTATACTTCGTAGCTGGTAAGTATGCAGGGGCTGGCTTGCAATCTAATACATTCAAGTCTTATCCAGGCGCTATCGACTGTGAGCGTAAGAACGAAGCAGAGGCTGAAAAGCTCATCAATAAAGGTCAGCTTATCTTTGCTTATCGAAATGAAAAAGTTATTATCCTGTCAGATGTGAACTCATTTACTAGCTATACGGCAGAAC